CAGGAAATCGGAACGGCAGTGAACCCCCTCAGAGAGCGAACTGAGGCGGAGAATCGGCAGCGGGCACAACTACAAGCTGAGAATACCCGCAGGGCCGAGATTAACTCTGAAGTCGCTTCCTTCTTCGATTCGAACCCGGACGCTCGCGAATACCTTCCGGTGTTTACTCAGACGATCCAACGATTCCCTGGGATGACCCTCGGGGAATGTTGGGCGCGTATTCAGTTGCAGCTTGCTACGAACCCGCCACAGCGGAGTACGAACTCGCGAGGCCCAAATGGGCGTCAGCGAAGTCTCCCGAATGGTCGTCCCGCACCGATGGGTAATGGTGGGGAGGACATCGCACCAGTTTCTGAATCCTACGACGCGATCATTCAGAGAGCAATGCGCGAAGCAGGCATTTCAGGCTAGTGTGAGTCATACAACTCTAACTGGAGACTTGGCACCATGCCAGCCCTTGACACCGTGATCAATGCAATGCTGACACGGAGTCGTGCGAAGCTCATCATGGCCTCGGCGATTTCCGGCACTGTCAGTGCATACCTACATGCTAAGAAGCGTGTAGTCGTAGAAGATGGCGGACCAGCAATCAGCAATCCGCTCATCGTCGGCCTGAACCCGAACGTAACTTCGATGCAATACTACGATCAGGTTCCGGTTAACCAGACGAACGAGTTCACCACGGTTAACTATTCTATGAGTCGCGTGGTGGGATCGCTCATCATCTCAGATCAGGAAGAAGATGAAAACCAAGGACGAGCAGTCATCTTCAAAATCCTCAAGGGTAAAATCATGGCCCTTGACGAGTCCATCTCAAGACAGTTCGCCACTTACCACACTAGCATTGGAACTGGAACTGATCCGAATGGCCTTGGGAACCTCATCCCAGCCGATCCCACCACGGGGTCAGTCGGTGGTATCAGTCTTGCTTCCGAACCTCAGTGGAGAAGTTCCAGCTACAACTTTGCTGGAACGCTTACGCCGGAAAATATCGAAGAGGCTTTCGACGACATCCTCGAACTCGACCTGAACCGTTCCAGTGATGGACAAAATAGCCCGAAGCCAACGGTTATCTTCGCCGGACGCAACATCTATCGTATGCACAAGGCCGCGGCTCGAGACAAAACTGTTATCTCCCTTGGAGAGACAGGAACTGGCAAGAAACTTATCAATCTCGGGATCACAGGCACAACTCACAATGGCGTTCCTCTTCTCTTCGACGAGAAGCTCGGTGCCAACGTGGCATATTTCGTCAACGAAGAATACCTCACGTTGCACATCCTTCGTGGGTGCAACATGAAGATCAAACAACTTGTCGCACCGTGGGATACGGATGCGGCAGGTCGTCGTGTTGTATGGGAAGGTCAACTGTGCTCTTGGAGACAGTACCGGACCCATGCGTATCTCACCAACTAGGAGGGTCGAATGTTAGCACCCGGTACACAAGGAGCACGGCTCGCCTACGTGGTGGTCGATCTCAATGAGACGATTGGCACAGTTAAGCGAGAAGTTACAACGTGGACCAAGAGCGGCGGACTCAAACGTAAGATGGTTGAGGAGCCCGCTGGTTACATGGTTTACTTCCCTCGGGGACACGTTGTGCGCCTCCGTAATAAGGAGGAGCTTCGTCAGTATAAGGTCGATGGGCCTGCACCAATCATTAACCTTCAAGGGTTGAATGATCCGAATAGTCCCATCGGACGAATGCTTATGTCTCAAGACGAGAATACTCGTCGCGGGGCAATGGAGTCAATGGAAAAGGCAGTCATCAGGCTTGCGACGGCTAAGACCGGCCCGGTTCTTATGCCTGAACAGCTTGAGCCAGAGGCGGAGGTAGCTTAAATGTTCCAAGATCGTCAGTTCTTCCAAATCGGCGTCAACGAGTATGTACCCGCCATGCAGTATGGGGCTGGTATTATCTCGCACGTTCCGGCACGCTTCAACCTTGGCGTTCCTGCTACGTCAGCAGCGGGAACTGTTGGTACACTTATCCCTGTGAATACCGCAAACGGCACTGTCGCGTACTTCACTGCGCCGGTTGTAATCGATGCACGCTATGGACGAGTGCTTTCGGCTACACCATCTGGTGTCCCTGGTACAAACAACGCGGTTGATATTCTTGGCTACGACTACCTGATGCAGCCAATGTTTGAACGTATCACTGGCGCGTCTGCTGCATCGTCTCTGATCGCAGGGCTGAAAGCGTTCAAAGTAGTGGTCGGGACTCGTATCAACGTAACTGCTTCCAACGCAATTACGTGGAGTATCGGTGTCGGGAACGGTCTTGGCTTGCCAGTCAAAGGGCAGATCGTCACAGCCAAAGAAGGCACGACAGTCATGACCAATGCTCAGATCATGACCAATCATACGCAAGCCGTGCTTACTAATCCTGCTACAGCAACCACGGGTGATCCTCGCGGCATCTATACTCCAACGACAGCACCGAACGGTGTGCTTTTCTACGAACTCGGCATAGCAGGTGATAACTATGTTGATGCCTCTAACGGTGGAGGCATGTACGGTATTCGCCATCTAGCGCCCTAAGGGTGTATGAGTCAAACAACAACGGGAGCGGAGAGCAACGGTGAGTGCAACAATTCGAGAAATCGTAGATGCGGCACTCACCGTTGTTGGCGAGGTAGCCGGTCCTGGCGTGCAAATGTACGAAGACGATCGTATGAAGGACGATGCCATTCGTGCGTTTAACATGATGTTCAAAAAGTACAATTGGGATCAGTATCTGGACTGGTTCACAGTCACACTGGACGGCACAACTGGCAAGATCACAACTGATGCCTTCATACAGATCAAGGACTTTGAGGACTTTGTTGCTGCGTATGCGGCAGGGAGTAGCGCACCGATTCCATTCAAGCCTAGAAAAGAAAATCCTAGCTCGATGATTGGTGGAGGGACTCATGTTTGTGCGTGGGGGAGTCTCAATGCAAACAACCCGAGTTACAAAAGGCGGAAGCTGCAATTCTATCCGATTACAGCGGTGGGTCAAGTTAATGTGCTGGCGAAAGTCTATCCGCTTGTGCCGCCGGCAGTCGAGTTTGATTGGGAACAGGAGTTCTTTCTCGACAAGGATATGCTTGCGTATGCGACTGCGTACATGACACTCTCTGGCGACGACTTGAATGCAGGTGCTGCGGATGTGATACGAAACCTGATGGAGATGAAATACAAGGATGTGATTGCATCGCTGGCTAAACATCCTATTAGTATTGCGGGTGAGTCACCGAGGATTCCGAATTACTGGCAAGAGTATCCGTACTACTAACTGTATGAGTCAAACATGAACGTGTCAGTTTTCCCCGCTGGATTTAAGAGTCCGAAAGCGAATAAGCTCGAGAATATCACGCTGCGTGGGTTCGGTGGTGGATGGAATGCCATCGAGACTGACCTACAGATGGACTCAACCTTCCTTGTCACCGTGAGGAACTTCCGACGGACGCCGGGTGGGACTCAGAAGATTCGGTTCGGCTCTGAATGGTTTGCAGACCTTTCTGATACGGAGGCTGGCGCTCGAATTGTTAATATGGTCTACTTCGCATCGAGTGTCATCTGCGTACTGTCGAATGGACACATCATTGCGCTTGATGGAAATGGAGCGAAGTTCCCTATTTGGAACCCAACCATTGCACATGCGTTACCAGGGACACCAGCAGGGTGGAGCACGAACCTTGACATTGCTGGTCCGCCAGCGATCAAAGCATCGGTTGATTTCGTCCCGTACAAGAACCAGTTGATAGTTCACAATGGTATCGACAAGCCAGTCACGATTAGCCGCACTCTTGTTGTTACGTATCTACAAGATCTCGCAAGCGGATCAAATGTTAACACTCCGATCGGCCGTTACGGATGCGTGGTTTCGAACTATCACTGCGTCGCTGGTTTACCTTCAGCGCCGACCCTCATTTACATATCCGCAGTTGGGACGGCCGGAACATTTCCGGGTGATCCCATCCCGAACGATTCGATCACGGTTGACGTTGGAGCGTTTGCGCCACAAGGAGCGGTACAGATCAGGGGGATCGCAGGGTTCCGAGCAAACCTCCTTGTGTTCTTCCAAGATCAAACGGTGATCGTTAAGCTGGGGACGTACAATGCCGCAGGCATTCACCAACCATTCTTCCCCGACACCATGCCGTCATTTGGACTGCTGGGCCATCGATGCTACACACCAGTCGAGAACGACCTCCTATTCTCAGGATTGGGAGGCGCGGCTAGTGCACGCCGTAATCTTCTTAGCGTATCTGGGACTCTTGAAACCCAGTCGCTCAGCGAGCGAATTGAACCCCCTTATCGCCAAACTATTGGAAACCTTACAGATGAGCAACAACTAAAGGATTGCTTTCAGGTCTACGATGCGTTGTCGCATGACCTAATGCTGTTCACGCCAGGGGGCCGAATCTTTGTTTATAGCTTTAACACCAAACTAAAGTACAGCGCATGGTCAGAGTATAGTGGCATTGATGTGCAGTGCGGATGTCGGAGTTTTCTTGGTAGGGTGTTTTACGCTGACACTCTCAGAGTCTATCAGCATGGAAACGCTGTGTACGATGGGGAGAAGTTTTACAAGGACCGTGTACTTGACCGTGATGTGATTTGGGGAAATTCAACATTCTTCGAGGCTGGAGTGAGGGCGCTCGATACTGTTAATGGAAAGGTATACAAGTGCATTTCAGGTCATACAAGTTCGGCTATTCCCGCTACATTCGCGGAGGATCGATCAACACTTCTATTCAATCCTAGATGGGAAGAGTATCTTGGAGAGGCCATTGACTTCGACATGGAGTTGCCTTGGCTAGATAGTAAGAATCCGATGACTGTTAAGTTTCTACGGTTCATTGCAATGGCAACAAAAGGCAATGCGAAGTTCTTCATCTCTGCATATGTAGACAACTTGTATAAGAATCATACTGGTGATGTTGTCTTTAATCCAACTCTGTCAACAGAGTTTATCGGAAACGAAGGGGAAGGGTTTGGATTTGATGCAGGACCATATGGAGGAGGGCGTCGAAGCGGTGATCCAAGACTATGGAAATTCCCTTGTAAGTTCAAAACGTTAAAGGTCAGGGTTCATGGCGAAGAGGCTGGCGATCTTGAGATCGTAAACGTATCATTTCTATTCAATCGTGGCAAGTATCGCCGATAAGGTGTGTGACTCATACAGGAGGAAATGATGACTATTAGCTACACACCACGATTTCATCTTGCCGTTCCTGACTTTTTGTCAGAGCCTTGGCATGAGGAATTTGCTGCGGCGATGGAGTCGATCGATCAGGCACTTTTCACAGCGATTGTTGCGCAAGATACTAATGTATGGCTCAACGGTTTCAACTATTCAATTGGGGACATCATCATAGATCCCACAACAGGCACGTTGTACACAGCGGCTGTAACCCATGTAAGTTCTTCTACGGGAACCTTTGCTGATGAATTAGTTGCGCATCCGACTTATTGGACTTCGTTTGCAGTGACTGCGGCTTCACAATCGGAGGCGGAGCTAGGAACTGATAACGCCAAGTACATGACTCCCCTTCGAGTTTCTCAGGCAATCTTTGCGCAGAGTCCTACTCCTGGGATCGCTACGCAGGTACAGGCGCAGGAAGCAACAAACAACACAGAGATCATGACGCCACTGCGTGTCTCTCAAGGCATCTCTGCGCGCATTGCATCTCAGCCACAAGCCGTAACTGGCACTGACAACACTATGTTGATGACGCCTTTGCGTGTACAACAGCAAATCGCAGCTACAGGCATTGTTGCTGGTGCGCAAATCGCATTCAGCGCACACAAGAATGGTGTGAACCAAACAGGAGTTGCGAACGGTGTCGCTACCAAGATTACATTTGGCACAGAGCTTTACGACTTAGGCAATCTTTATGACACGTCAAACAGTCGTTGGACGCCTCCTAGCGGACAGGTCCATATAACTGGTTCCGCCTTTGC